CGATCAGATCAGCCATTGTCGGTCAGCCTTTGCGTGTCGCGCAAAACGAGGGCGTCGCGCATGATCGTGAGGGTGCGGATGACCCCACCACCCTTTCGAGGGGCGAGGGTGATGGCCCGGCGTGGGCCGATGATGCGAGCCATCAGTCCAGGAGCCCCTTCACGGCGACTTTGATGTCGCTGGTGGATCCGAGCGTCGGCGTGGCGCGGGCGACGAGAACGCCGAACATGGCCGTGCTGCTGTCGGCCAGCTTGTAGGGCATCGCCAGTTGGGCGGCCTGGGCGTAGCTGCGGCCGTTGGCGGCGTACCAGTCGGTGATCGGCACAACGGCCGCGACCTTGTCGAAGTCGTCAGCCGCCAGGGTGAAGGCGGCGTTGTCGGTGAACGTCGAAGCCGCCGGGTCTGTGTGGAAGAGCCAGAGTTCCGCGGCGAAGGTCTGGGTGCTCTTGGCCGAGATGCTCGCCATCTGGACTAGGCCCGAGCCGCCGACATCGCGCGCCATCCCCGCGAAGGTCATCTTGGCCCCGATCACGTCGCCGCTGGCGTAGGGGGAGGTCGAGACCGCCGGTGCGGCCGTGGCCACCGTCATGCCAGCGGCATTCCACACGGGGGTGGCGCCTATGGGCGACCCCGTATCGTTCTGAACAGTCGGCGACTTGGCGACCATGGGGGCGGCTCCTTCAGGACATGAAAAAGCCCGGGCCGTGGGGCTCCGGGCGGGCGTTGGGTTGGGTTGTGGGCGCCGGTTAGGCGGTGACGGTGGCGATCTGCTCGGACGTGAGGCCAAGGGCGTCGAGGAAGGCCAGAAGGCCCTCGTCGTCGGCGAAGACGTTTGGCCAGTCCGGCGTGAACCAGCGCGCCCAGGCCACCGGATCGGCGTCGAGCGCGGCCTTGACCTCAGCGGCCTTGCCCATCTCGATCAGACGCCCGGTGACGGTGGACTTCGGAAGCGTGCGGCGGATCGCGGCGTTTGCAGCCTCGATCGCGGCGATCTCTTCGGCGGTGAGGGTGCGGACGGTCGCGATGATCTCCCCGCTTTCATCGCGATCGAAACGAAGCTCGTTCATCACTTTTTCTCCGCGACGATGGTGCCGCCGGTGAAGGCTAGACCGCCATTCACGGCAAACTGGATGTGGGTCGCTCCCCCGATCGTCGTGGCAAACCGTTGGTTCGGCGGACCTTCGCCGCTCATGTTCGGCGAGGACGGAACAGAAGCTCCAGCCACGACGCGATCCTCCAAGCTCAACCTGTTCCGGCCTAGCCCTTCAAGGCTGAGAAAGCCCGTAAACATCGTCCCCGATGCGCTGCCAAACCCAGCGGCAGTTCCAAAGGAGGAGCCATTCGTGCTCAATGCCACCGTCAACGACTGCGTCGATGCGATGGTCACGCCCTCAAACGACAGCCGGCAGGTTGCCGCTCCCGTGGGAAGCGGGATGGTCACCAAAGTCGGTGTGCCGGTAATGTTGTAAGTCCCGTCAGTCGTCCAAAGTGATGTCGCACCGGGCGCACCCGTGTCGCCCTTAGCCCCGCGCGGATCCAGCACCAGCACCAGGCTGTCGCCGTCCGCAAAGGGATTGGCCGTCGACACCGCTACGTTGGTCAGGGTCAGATTGACATGGCCCGTGCCTCCGCCGCTGGGTGTGTTGGCGGTCACGTCGGCGTTCAGGCGCCTGGACGGGTCGCCGAACTTGTACAGCACCAGCGAGCCTAGCGGCGCGCTGGTGCTGGTCATCCGCGCCAGGGTCGCCAGAGCCGACACCCCCAGATTGTCCAGCGCATCGGCCAGCATGGCCGTGGCCGAGCCCTGGGTCAGGTTGTTCAGCCGCACCTTACCCGCGCCAGGGTCGCCAACCGTCGCAGAGAGGCCGTCGAACGTATAGGTGACCACGATCGCGCCCGGCGGGAAGGCGGCGGCCTGATCCGCCGCCAGCGTGGCCATCCAGTCACCCAGCGCGACCAGATCTGTCGCCCACAGAGGCGCGGTGGCTCCCCAGGTCGAGGCGGCGGCGACATAGGCGTCAGCGTCGGCGGTGTTGCGGCTTGGAAAGTCGCCGAGGGCGCGCACTTCAGGCGGCGTCAGATTCATTGCGATAGCCCTTCGATTTGCAGGCTGCAGGTGGTGTGGTTCGGCCCTTCGATCACCGGGCTGAAGTCCTTGACGTAGCCGTAGACCAGGGTGGATCCGTATTGAGGCGACGCCTCGAACACGATCGGTCGCGCGCGGTACTCAACCATTTGTGCGTAGACTTGGTCGAACATCCCCGGCGCCACATTGACGACGAAGCTGCCGCGTTTGGAGAACACCCGCTCGACCACGATCTCGTTGCCGAAGTCGTCGCGGTCCTTGCGGCTGTAATCCGAGAACCCGGGGCTCGCGCCGTACTGCGTGCCGCCGATTTTCTGGCTCAGGCTTGGGATGATCTCGCCGACCTTGGCCGTTCCCCCAGGCGAGAACACCCGCACCGTGATGGTCAGGCCGGCGTACAGGGGCGGGATGCCGCGTATGTCAATATCGGCCCGCCGGCGGATAGGCTCGGTCAGATAAGCGAAAATGTCGACGACGCCATAGTTGACCACCAAGCTGGCGGTGTAGTCGAAGACCACACCATCGATCGCGTCTTCCGCGATCACCTGCACGCTCACGCCATCCAGGTTCAGCAGCGAGACGCCGTCGATACGCCCGTCGACGGTGAACTTGTGCTCGGTGCTTTCGGCTCGCTCGGTCTGAGCGCCGATCTTGCCGTCGAGCGCTTTCCAGCGATTGGACGGACCCAGCGCCAGCCATTTGCTGGCGTCGGTGACGGGGTTGCCCAGGTTGCTGTTGGCGAGGCTCTTGTACTCGACCGCGCCCGTCGCTTGGTCGACGCGGGCGATCGCATCCAGCGCATAGGTGGTCATGGCGCTGTAGAGCGCATTCGGCTCGGAGACATTCGAGCTGACCAGGTTGGCCAGAGCGACGGTCTTGGGTCGCATGACGCGCATCAGTAACCTCGCTCCGCAGGCATGCCGTCGCCATCCCAGCGCATCATTTGGCGCGCCGTCTGGCTGGTGCTTACGGCGGTCTGGACGATGGCGGCCTTCATCTCGGCAAAGTCTGCACGAAGCGCGCGAACTTCGGCCGCCAGGCTGTTATCGTTGGCGCTTCCGCCCGCCGGCGTCACGGAAAGCGTCTCGCCGTAGCCCACGCGGGCGACAGGGGCGCCGTTGAGCGATAGGACGTTCTGGTCCACGCCGGGATTGCCGCCGATGACCATAGATCCGCCGTTCGCGAAGCCGGGCAGGCCCGAGTCCGCTTGGATCGACCGGAACAGCATCGCCAGACGCGCGGGATAACCCGCCAGATCGTCGGCCTTGTTGAGCGCCAGACCGCGCACCCAGGCCACATCGCTCTGATAGCCGATAGCGCTGGACTGGGTCGCCTTGGAGGTTTCTAAGAACGCCTGAGCCATAGCCTGGTCAAACTCACCACGAGCGGCATTAGCCTGCAGCGCTGACCTGGTCGCCGAATAGCTGGCCTGCTGGCTACCGAGGCCAAGTTCGCTCAACAGGCTGTCCGCGAACGAGCGAAGCGACTTCTCCGCGTCCTCCGCGCTCTTCATGGCATTGACGAAGCTGTCGCCAAGGGAGCGCATCGCGTCGGCCTGGCGCTGAGCGGCTTCGGCGACCTTGTTGGCCGTGTCGGCGGTGCTCTTGGCCCACAGCTCGTTCGCCTTGGTGGAGGCCGCCGCGAACGCCTCGGCTTCGGCGGCTTGCTTGGCCATCGCCGCGCCCTCGTCGAGGCGGGCGAAGTAGATCTCCTTCAGCGCCCGCGAGACCGGGTCCAAAGCCGCAAGCTCGTCTTGGCGAGCCGCGAGAACCGCGGCGTTCGTCCCCAGGACCGCGTCATCCATCGCCATCAGGTCAAGGATGATCGAGCGCTGAGACGCCTTCGCTTTGGCGGCCATGGCTTCGGCTTCGGCTTGAAGGCGAGCGGCTTCAGCAGCGGCCTCGGTCGCGGCCTGCGTCGCCCAAAGCTGGCGCTGCAGCTCGTGGAGCGATGGGTCCAGCTTCGCCAAGACCGACTGCTGCTCCAGGGCCGTGGCCTCGGCCGTCTTGCCCTCGAGCTTCAGCAGGTCAATCCGCAACTGGAGCGCGGTGTTCGCGATCTGCTCTTGGCGCGCGGCCTCTTCGGCAAGGCGCTGGGCCTCCGCTTGCGCCTTGGCCTGCTTCTTGGACTTCGACGAGCCAAAGAGGCCACCAAGGCCGCCCAGGATCCCGCCGACAACGGCGCCAACCGCAGTGCCGATGCCCGGAACGATTGAACCAAGCTGGGCGCCAGCCATAGCGCCAGAGGCCGCGCCTCCAATGCCGGCCCCGGCGGAGCCGCCGACTGCGCTGCCGATTCCGGCCGCGACGCCTGCCGCCGCGCCGATCTTGTCCATCGTTGAACCGGTGCGCGAAAGCGCGGCCTTGAGGTTGGCGAACGCGGCGACCAGCCCGTTGACCACCCCGTTCCAATCTCGCGACGCAAAGGCGTCGGTCACGGTTCGGACGGCGTTCAGGTGCTCGTTGTAGGCCGCCTGCAGCCGGTCATTCTCGGTCGCGCGCTGCGATGCGTGGAGCTTGTCGAGGATCGCAAGGCGGGCCTGGGCAATATCGCGCTCGGCTTGGGTTGAGGCCTCGGAAGAGGCGGCGAGCACGAGCTTGCGGCGCTCTTCGGCCTGCTCCAGGTCGAGGATCCGATAGCTGATCAGTCGGCGTTCGGTTGCCGAGCGGGAAAGGTCGGTCTCGGCCTGCAACAGGTCGATCGCGTTCTGGGCGGCGGCGGACGCTTTTGCCGATGTCTCGGCCGCGAGTTCGGCGCGCTCCTTCTCGCTGATCGCCTGGCGCTGAATGTCGGCGATCCCGCCCTCGATGAACTTGAGGCGCCGCAATTCCAGCGTCAGTTCGGACTTCTTGAGGGCGGATAGCCCCTTATCGTCGGCAATGGCGGCGATCTGCGCGTCGATGCGCGACTGTTTGGCCGATGCCGTGGCGGTCGCGATTTGGCGCTCAAGGTCAGCGCGGACACTGATCTCCTTCGCCATGGACAGCCGGGCGCGAAGTTCGTCGGCCATTGCCTGTTCAAGCTGGGCAGCGATCTGGGCGGAGCGCTCCTCTGACATGTCGCGGGCTTCACGGGCCGCCCTGGTCTTTTCGGAGTCGCCGGCGGCCTTCTTGATCCGGTCCCTGGCGGCCTTGGTGATCTCGGCGCCAATCCCGGCGAAGACCTTGTCCACGCCAGCGCCCGCCTTGGCATAGGCGTCCGCTACCGCAGCGGCGGCGCCATCCGCCGTGCGTCCGGCGGCACCGGCGTTCGGATTGTCCACGCGCCCGAGGGAGAACCCGCCAAGCGTGCCGATCTGTGGCCCGCCGACCTTACCCGAGACAGCGTTCGCCTTGTCGATGAGCTTGTTGATCCCTGCCGTGGCGAAGTTCAGCAGCTTCTCGATTGCGGATATGGCCAGGTTCACGCCGGAAGCGAAGAGGTCGCCCATGACGGCCGGCAAGTCCGACCAGATGGCCTTGACCCCGGCAAAGGCGCCAGCGAAGCCGCCGACGATCGCCTTGACCGTGATGACCGCGCCCTTGGTGATCCCTTCGAAGAGCTCGCCGAACCACTTGATCACCGGCGCCAGGGTCGGGGCGACCGCGCCCTTGATGTAGTTGAACGTCCCCTTGAACACGTCGCCGATGGTCACGCCGGTGTCGACGCCCTTGTCCTTCAGGCGGTCCATCTGCTTTTCGGTGAGGCCAAGGCTCGCGGCGAGGTTCTTGTTGTCCTGGTTCAGGGCGCGCGCAGCGAGGGCCGCTCCGCCGAACACGACGCCGCCGATCGCCGCAATACCCGCCAGAAGGGGCAGCACCGGCGCGACAGTGGCGTACATGCCCTTCATGACCGCCGAGAACCCGAGGCCCTGTTGCTTGGCCACCGCGAAGCCGTCCGCGATCTGCGGGCCCTGCTGGATCAAGACCATCAGCGGGTTGATGCCGCCAGCGAGCGAGACGCCGACGTCGGCGAATTGCCGGCCGAGGTTCAGGGTCGCGAACTGCAGGGCGTTCGACGACTTCACACCCGATGCTTGGGCAGCTTCAAGGCTGGCGATCTTGCCCCTCAGACCGTCCGCGACGGCGCCGTACTGCGCCGCCGAGATCGCGCCCTTCTGGTAGAGCTTTTCGGCTTCGGCGAGCTGGCGATTGACCTTCAGGACCTCGCCGCCGAGCGGGTCATAGGAGCTGGTCAGGCGCTGCACCGCTCGGGCGGCTGCGTCCTGCTCTCGCGCCAAGGCGGCCGTCGCCTTGGCGTTCTGCAGGATCATCGAGACCTCGGCCTCGACGCTGTGACGGTAGCGGCCGGCGGCGTTGAAGGCCGTGCCGTAGACCTCGACCAGACCGCGCATCGTGCGCTCCGCCTGGGCGGCGGCGGTTCCCGCGTAGCCGTGCGCGCTGGCCTGCTCCTTGGTCGCCGAAGCCGTCCGCCCGGCCTGACCCTCAAGCTCTGATGCGACCTTGCGGAGCCTCGTCAGCTTGTCGATCGCCGCGTCCGCCGTCGGGACCGAGACTTCCATCGCGAGGGAGGCGAGCGTCACTTCGGTCATGTGGCCTCCCGGAGTTCAGACAACGCCAAGCGCCCGCGCAAGCGCGGGTCAATGGGGCAGGTTGTTAGGATTGGCGCAGGGCGCCGAGGTCAGATTAGAGGTAGTCGCCCAGACCGTTGAGGGCCGCCTCGATCTCGTCCGGAGAGAGGATTTCCGAGTCCTCTATTTCCTTCACCAAGGTCCGGAGCACCGCGTTTGAGACGGTTCCCTTCAAGATGGCGTTTCCGGCTTTCATCTGAGCGTCGTCGATCGCCACTACGACATTGCAACTAACAATGCTGACGCCGGAATCTGTCGGATCAAGGAATGCGAAGTCGGCACAGGGAAAAGCGACGTCGCCAGGATAGGACTTCGCTTTAGGTGAGTTGACGTAGAGGTAGCAGCCGTTGAGGCTGATGCAGAGGTGGTACTTCTTCTTATTGGCGGGCTCGCTGAACACGAGCACCACATCGCCCGGCTTGAACATCAGATATGGGCCGACGTGTGCGCGATGTGCTCCGCGCCCTCCGGATCTGGTTCCTCAAACAGCAACGCGTATTTCATGGGGCGCCTTTTCGCGTCACCATTCCCCCAAGCATCAACATATGCGGGGTGCTTATGGGTATGGTCCACGACGCCGCCGAAACCGAGTTCCCGGACAGTTTCAAGAGCCGCGGCCAGGGCCTTAATGTCCGACTTGGAGAGGGCTCGTTCATCGAACGATCGCTCCGGTTTGACGTAGCGGAATGCGGTCTGGCTGACTTGCACCCTTTCCCAAAGAGGCCCCTTCACGCCAAGCCGACCTTGCCAGTCATAGTTCGGCTTGAGAATGTCGTAGGTCTCTTCCGGCACCGGCCCAAATTTCAGCGCCGAATAGTTGTCGTAGGTGATCGGTCGGCCAAACTGATTGAGGTGAGCCGTGTCAGCCAGAAAGATCGATTTGACAATCTGGTACTGCGTCAGCGGTTCGCCACGCTTTTCGCCCTCGCCAATGAGGTAGAGGATCGACTCCAGGATCTTTCGATAGTTCGGCTTCAGCTTCACGACTCTTCTCCCCCGTCGCGATGACGGAAGTATGCGGCGGCGGCGCTCCTAAAGCACTCCTGCAATTTTGCAACGGTTTTCCACAGAATTGCGGCAGGCTGTGGACGATTAACGCTTTCGATAGCGGTGTGTTCTTTGGCCCCGCTGAGCATCCCATCCTGCTCATCCTATGGTAAGGTCGCGCTAATGACAGACGACGAAGCCAAGGCCGAGGGCCTGACGGTCCGGTGCCCCAACGGGCACGAGGAATGGATGCACCCCGAAATGGTCATCCCTGAAGGCGAACCGTTCTTCTGTGGCGAATGCGGGCATGTCTTCGGAACCTGGCGCGAGGTCCACGGCCGCCTGTTCACCGCCTCCGCGATGCTGGACGCGACCCTGAAAGGCCGCGCCTAGCTCTCTTCGACTGGGGTTGCCGGCTTGCCGTCTGGGCCCGTCTTGCTGGCGCCGGTTCCCGTGTTGGCCGCGATGAACTCTTGGTCGAGACGCAGGATCGCGCGCCGCTCCCAAGGCTCAAGCCGGATCATCTCATCCCGTTCCCATTGAGCTATCTCAAGCCGGGAGAGCGGGGATAGCGCCATGCCGTTGACCGGCCGTGTCGCGCAGAGATCGGTGAAGGCCTGCCAGAGGTGCCGGACGTGCTTTGAGGGCGGCGGTGGCGGGTTTTCGAGACGGTGGCGGGCCTTGCGGGCTTCGTCGTCGTATCCGCGCGAAAGCATCTCGAGGTGAGCCCTCAAAGGCGCGCCGTCCGGCTGGCGCACCCCGAGAGCGAACTGCTCTTTCGCGAAGGCGATTAGGCCTTCGGCTTGAGCTGCAAAAAATTTCCGACCCCGTTGGAGGCGTCGTTGACCTGCTTGGCCAGGTGAGGGTTCGTCTTAACCAGCAGCAAGGCGTTTTCCTCGCTGTAGGCTTCCACGATACCCGTCCAGCCCACGATCTTCACCGCCGTGGCAAGGTGGCCGAATTCGATGTCGGCCTCGATGGGCGTGAACTCCTGGCCGGTCAACGCCGCCAGATTGGCGTCTCGCTTCCGGCGATCGTTCAGAAGCCGGGTCGTGACCTCCGTGACCTTGGCCGAATTGGCGCCGAGCACCTTCAAGATGATGCCGGATCCGGTGCCGTCGGGGCGGATGTACTCGACATTGATCGGCGTATCCGAGGCGGCGACAACGTTCAGGTCGGCTAGGCTGAAGGCGGCTTCTTTGGTCATGAGGTGGTGTCCTTGAAAAGGACGCCCGGGCGCGACCACGGGCGTTGAAGTTTGCAGAGGGGATGCCGCTGAAGCCCAGCGGCCAGGCTCCCGGCCGGGGCCGGATTTCGTGCCAGCCTTAAGCGGCCTGGGCGTCTTGGATCGAAACGATGGTTTGGTGGTTCGACAGCGACGCACCGCCCGTGGCCGGGATTTGAGCGGTCCACTGATAGGTGCGGATGATCTCGACCTCACCGTCATTGGCCTCGTCGGTGAAGATCTTGATCGCGGGAATGACGAAAGTGACGAAGTCGGCGGCGGCGGTAGCGTCGGCGGCGACGATCACCGCCAGGGCCACCGGCGTCTGAGCGTCGCGGATGGCCTGGATCGCGGTCGACGTGAACTTGGCCGAGAACGAACCGGAGACCATGACGCGGCCCATCTGGTGATCGGAGCGCGACTTGCTGCCGATCTCCGCCTCGCCAGGGTTCACGTTGCCGCTGATGGAGATGTCGACGCTCGTGACCGTGATCAGCGAGCCGTTGAGCGAGATCAAGCCTTGCGCCGTCGCCAGGACCGGCGTCGTGGTCGCGGCCGTCGGGCTGGTCAGGACTTGCGAAGAACCGTTGACGCGCGACAGACCGGGGATGCTGAAGGAGACGGTCGGGTTTCCGGTCGCCGGGACGGAGATGTCGGCCTGGACCGTCTTGCAGTCCACGTACAGCTCCGACGACGGAACGTCCGGCTGCCAGACCTCGTAGCTGTAGTAGTCGCTCGTGTGGCCCGTGGTCGGCACCCAGGCCTTTTTGCCCGGCACGGCGAGGCTGGCGCTCGTGATGCCGCTTTCGGCGACCAGGGCGGCGCCGTTGACGGGAACGACCGTCAGGACGGTCGCGGTCATGCCCACGACCCAGAGGTTCTTGTTGAGGTTGGCCGCGTTGAAGCTCCCGGCCGTCAGTTTCACGACGTCGCCGATCTTGATGCCGCCCGTCAGGAAGTCGCCGGCCGATCGGGTGATCGTGTAGGTCGGGCCCGAACCCGCCACGGCGATCGTCATGCCAGTGATAGCCGAAGTCGCCGCGAAGTCCTTGCGGAGGAGGCAGGCGAACTCTGGAGCGTAGGTACCGGCCGACAGAAGGCCTTCAACCTGGCCCGTGGTCGCGTAGACGCCCTCGTTGCTGCCCGTCGACTGTTGGTGGTCGGCAATCTCGTTGTTCTCGTAGGTCTCGGACACCTTGTTGAAGGTCGCCGAGGTGCGGCGGATCAGCTGGCTGCCGGACGAACCGGCGGTGCCCTTACCCGATTGCTTCACGCGCGCGATCTTCCGCGCGATCCCTTGGGCTTGCGCCATGGATATCTCCTTGAGGTCTGGATGTGCGGAGACGCTCGGCGCATGTCCGAGATCGTCGGCTCTGGCGGCGGTTTGCCGTTCAGGTCTGGGCGGAGGCCCGGAAGTTGATGCTCACGGGCAGGACGTAGCGGCCCTGGTCGTCGTCTTGCGGCGGCAGGATCGTCGGCGTTCCGACGACATGGACGGTGACGCCGCCCGCCGTGAACGTGGCGCCGCGATAGAAGGTCGCCCGGATCAAGTCGGCTCGGGCGTAGGCGGCAGCCGGGCCCGCGTCGGGCGGATAGTGAAGGCTGACCTGGAAGAAGCCGCGCTCATTGTAGGTCCGCCCGATCTCGTCATTCGCCGGCGCGGCCGGGACGATCACGGCGCGCTGATAGGGCGTGCCCACGACGGGCGTGAAGGCGGTATTCTCCCAAGCCGTTGAGAGCGGCGGCGAGATCCCCGCCAACGCAGTCTCAAGGGCGGCGCGGACGCTGGCGAGGCTCATCAAGCGTACTCCCGAGCCTGGGGCCGACCGCCAACGTTGCGCGCCGCGATCTGCAGGATGGTCGAGAACTCAGCGGCCGTGAGGCGGACCATGCCGTTCGGTGCCTGCCGTGACCAGCCGTCGACCTCCAGGCGCCAGGCGTAGGGCTTGGAGTTGGAAATGTAGAACCGATGGCCGAACGGGTCGGCTGGCATCCGCTCGCGGCCCTGGAGATAGAAGCTGTTCGTCTCGTTGGTGGTGGTGCGGTCGATCGCGTCGACGCCAAGATTCCAGTTCGACCGAAACTGGCCAGGGACGTAGCCTGACGGCGGTTTCTTCTTCCACGTCTCCGGCATACCAACGGGCGAGCGGGCGATGATCCGTTCGGCGGCTTCGTTGATCACGGCGCCGGGCATGGCGCGAGCACGGGCGAGGAAGTCTTCACAGGCCCGGTTCACCGTCTCTGAGAACCCGGCCATCAGCCTGCGCCTCGAAGATGCAGAGTGGCGGAAATGAGCGCGCCGGCCGGGCGCTTGGGATCGACACCGACCACAGCCTTGGCCGTGCCGTCGGCGAGCGTCAGGGTCGCAGCGTTTGCGAGGCCGTCGGGAAGGTCGACGTCATCGCCATCCGTGGTCACGGGCGAGATAACGAACTCAGAGTCGCCGGCGAGGATCTTGGTCCCGTCGACACGGTCAACCTTGATCGCCTTCTCGACGCCGCTGAGGGTCTGAGTGACCGGCGTTGGCGTCGTCACTGCCCCGGTGGCGTGGTTATAGGTCCCGACGGGGCGATAGGTCAGGGTCACGGTCTGCCCGGCCGCGTCAGGGTTTTCACCCACCGGCGCAAGAAGGCGGATCGCCGCCGCCCGGGCTTCGTCGTAGACGCTCATCAGACGATGAAGATGGCAGGACCAGCCGAGGCGCTGGTGAGGAACGGGGCAAGCAAGCCCTCGACCATGGGGATCGTGACCGCCTCGTTGGCGGCGCCGCCGGATCCGTTGTCGAAGTATTCGGTCTCGACCTCTACAGCGCCCTCGACGCGGTTTTTTTGGCGCTTCAAGCGCTGGTCCGCAGAGGAGCGGGTCGTCAGGACGCCTGGGTTCAAGACGTCGAACCATCCCGCCGCGTAGGCCGCGTGTTCGATGGCCAGCGGAACCACGTCGGTCGCGATGGCTTGGCCATAGGCCGTCGCTCCAGTGCGCGGGAAGGCCCGCTCCTGGGTCAGGCCGTCGGTCGGAGAACCGGGGAAAGCGTGCGCGTCGACGTACACGCTCCCCCGTTGCCGGATGACGGCGGGCGTAGGCGCGCCGACGGGCAGGACGAAGCCGTTAGACCCCAGCCAGTCCGTCAAGCGTTGATCGGTGCCATAGCCCGCCATCTGCCTAAGCCTCCGACTTGCTTTCGCGAGCGAGCTCAATAGCGGCGATGATGTCCGCCTTCTTGGTCGCATCGCCCAGTTCGACGCCTTCGGCTTCGGCCAGGGCCTTCAGGTCTTCGACCTTCAAGCCCGCCAAGCCCTTGTCGTCGTCCTTGTCGTCGCCGCCGTCGACGGTGAACCAGCCGGTGGACTTCGCCGACTCCAGTTCGCCCTCGCTGACGTCGAGGTCATCGCTGGTCGCGCCGGCGTCGACGTAGACCAGGCCCTTCGTGGTGTGGACACCCTTGGGGCCCGTGGTGGTGTTGGTGAACTTGGGCATGGGCTTAGATCCCATCCCGATAGGTGGCCGCCTTCGGCAGGCGAACTTCGGTGCCGCCGACATTCATGATGCCGCCGATTTCGTAGGTCATCGACGACTTCTGGAACGCAGGCAGGAACTCGTGGTCGCCCGGAAGGTGGAATTGGACGACCTCTTGCGAGTTGTCGTAGGCCATCATCCGATCGGTGCTCGACGCGCCCGCGCCAGCCAGTTCGCGGATCGCCCGGAACTCGATGTTCTCGCCGCCATCGCGGTTGCCGCGAATGTAGGCCAGGATCGTCGAGCCGGTGTCCGACATGCGGGTCTGCTCAATGTAGCGCAGCTTCGCCGTCGGCAGGGCCACGGTGGTGGCGGTGTGGGTCTCGCCGGTCTGGCTTTCCACCGCGTTGACCGCCGCCCAGATGTCACGGCTGATCTGGTCCGGCGTCTTGTTGGCCCAGGCCGTGGTCGAGCCGGCGCCGTCGGCGGTCACGTTCGCAGCCGGGATGTTGGCGTCGTTGACCAGACCGGTCCAACCCTTCTCCGAGGCGGCGGTGCCGGGCGCGCGGCCCGTCATCGCGACCGAGCGCTTGAAGAACTGGGCGGCCTTGTGAGCGGCGGCGGCCTTGTCAGCCGAAAGCGAGCGGCCCAGCTTGGCGGCGCGCTGCAGTTCCTGCGTCGACCACTCGTAGCCGATGCCGGCCAGGTAGTAGCCGCGGGACTTCTGGTCCATCAGCGTGGAGGCATAGGGCATGTCGAAGCCCTTGCCGCTCAGGAACTCGGCCTTACCGACCTCGTCCATGCTGTAGAACACCGTCCCGACGTCCCACATGTCGCCGTCGGTGTTGATCGGCAGCAGGCCCGTCAGGTCGGCGTTCGGATAGCGCCGCATGTAGACCTGCGTCTCGATGCGGAACAGTTGCGGGGTCAGGAAGGCGCGACCGACTTGGTCGTCAACGAAGAACTCGTTGGCCTTGTCGCCGAAGGTGGCGGCGATGGCAGCGTCGTAGGCTGCCCACCGCTGGAAAGCGAGCTCACGCTGGCTGTCGCTGGCGGCGAGGAAGGACGCGGCGTCGGTGAACAGGCCACCGGTCGCGTCAGCGAAATTGATGATCATGTTCGGGGTTCCTTAGCGCTTGGCGACGCGGGCGAGGCCCGACGCGGCGAGGGTGTCGTCGAAGATCCAGCCGGTGGCGGCGATGTGGGTCGAGTCGGCGGCGGTGGAGCCGATGCCGTCCGCCGCGCCGCCGCTCTTGCCCACGGTCACCGAAGCGCCGTCAGCAACGGCGCCGGTCGCCGAGACCCAGATGACGCCGCCGGTGATGATCGCGACGTTGTCGTACTGCTGGTAGCGGTCGGCGGTTTGGCCCGGGAGCAGAGCCGCCGTCTCATTGGCGATGGCGAAGCCCAGGAAGGTGGCGGCGGTGCCGACGGTGGCGGTGCAGCCGTGGTCGCCGCTGCCGCGATAGACAGGCGCACCGAACGGGATGCCGGCCGAGTCTTCGCAAGTCCGCGAGATGCGGTTGCTCGCCTCGCCGTTAGCGACCATGCCCGCGTAAGCGGAGGTAAGGTTGGTGGCGTAGGTGTCCTGAAGAACAGCCATGATGCGGTCTCCCTTAGTTCAGGCTGGCGAAGCGCGCGGCGTCGCGGATGGAGACGGCACTGACGCCGCCGGTGGGGTTCGCGTCGGAGATGGCCTGACGCAGCGGGTCGCTCGGCTTCAGGTCGGCCGTCTTGAGGTCGAAGGCGGCGTCGACGTAGGCGTCCGACTTGTCCTTGGCCGCGTCGCCCAGGACGGCGCGCTTGATCTCGAGGTTCGACTTGCCGGCGGTGTCCAGCGTGGGAACCAGGGCCTTGGCCTTCGAGACGACGGCCGCGCGATCGGCGACCAGAGTGTCCAGAGCGGCGGCATCCAGCACCTTGGACTTGAGGTCCGCGATCTCGGCGTCCTTGGTCGCCAGTTCGGCGTCCTTGGCGGCCAGGTCAGCGGTGTGCTTGGTCTGGGCGTCGGTGAGCGCCTTGCTGGCGGTGTCCAGCAGGCCCTTCAGCTTGTTGACGGCGGCTTCACCGGCGTCCGTGGTTTCGACCGGGAGGCCGTCCACGATGATGGTCTTGAGCGCCATGTGGCGGTCTCCATGGTTGGGGGGCGTTGAAAGATCCGCGAGCGAGGAGCCCCAGGCCCCGGCACGGTTGGCGTCTCCGAGGCGGGTGTTTCCCGCGCGCGGATTGTTGTTCGGCAGGTAGGCCACGTGGTTGAACCGAAGTTGGCCGGCCTGCTTGAACTGGTAGGGAGTGCCGTCGGCGGCGATGCCGACCGCAGGGACGACGTCGACGGTGTAGCCAGCCGACAGGCTCCTGGCGCCGTCGGCGACCTCTTGGACCGAGGCCGCGTCCATGATCGCCATGGGGGCCACGACGTGCTCGCCGTCACGGCGGATCCGGCCTCCGACCTGGCCTCTCGCGAGCTTGGACCAGTTCTCAGCCGTGACGGGCTCGCTCGGGTGGTCGCGGGTCACGGGGCGGCCGGCGAGCGAAAGCAGGCTGTCCTCGTGGAACACCACGTCCGGGTCACGGTAGACGCCGAACACCTTCGTCGCGTCGTCGCCGGTCAAGCCAAGCTCGGAGCCGAGGTACTGTTGGACGTTCCCGGCGCGCGAGACCTTGGCGTCTCCCACCAGGTAGCCATCACGCGTGAGGGAGAGGCCCGACGCATCAAGCGTCAGGGTGTCGGTGATCATCATGTGAGGGGTCTCCTGACCTATCAGGCCTGTGGAGGCGGGTCCGGGTTCAGCGTCGGATCGGCGGCGGGATCGATCGGATCGGCCGCGCCGGGTTCTGGCGAGGCGGGGTCTTGCTCGCTCAGCTTGCCGTGTTCTTCGATTGCCGCCTCAAGGCCGGGCAGCGAGCCGTCTTCTGTGAAGGTGTTGACCAGGGCGTCGGACAGGGCGTTGACGGGCAGCACCGGCCCTGCAGCGGCGCCGGCCAAGGCGCGAGCTGCGGCGGCCTTCAGGGAGAAGATCTCGCCCTTTTCCTTCTCGCTGATCTGCCAGAGCGAGGCGAACTCGAAGTGGACCTCGCCGGGCCGCTGGCCAAGCGCGGACCTGATCAGGACCTCGTCCAGCTTCTCCAGGCGCGGGCGGAGGTTGACGTTCTGGTCCGCAGCGAGCCGGTCGTAGTAGTTGCGAAGATCGCTCTCGCCCGTGCTGTTCATGCCGGCGGGCGACTGCCCCAGAAGGCGGGTCGCCGGGATGTCGGCCGCGCCGGCGGCGATCTGGAGATAGAGCTGGAGGACCTCGGGGAGTTGGGCGAAGCGGACCTGCTTTTGAATGTAGTCTTCCTCGGCATCCATCAGCAGGCCGTTGTTGATCGACTTGCCCTGGTTCGCCAGGCTGATGCGGTCGATGACCTTCTGACGATAGGCCTCGTCCCCGACGTTCTTCATGAAGTTGGGGATTTTGTAGACGTCGACCTTGGCCTCAGCGATGAGCGCGGCGATGCCGTTGGTTGCCAAGCCTGCGTTCTTCACCGCCTCGTCGATCGCCAGGAGGACCGAGTCTCCCCAACCGTTCTGCATGGCGATGTCGGGCACTTCGGCGCCGATGAAGCGGATCACGCGCGAGGGGTGGATGCGGACGTTCCCGCGCCCCGCTGAATTGATGTTGTACCAGAGCGGCTCGCCCCAATCCGGCGACGCGGCGTCTCGATTGATCTCGCCGGGATTGATCTCGTACCGGCTGGCGACGTGGATGTAGGAGAGGCCACCCTTGCCGATGCTCGCCGGATTGAGCGGCAAGGCGGGATCGTCACCCTCGATTCCGATGATGATGGCCGCCCCGCCGTACAGCCGCGCCAGCTTCAGGGCCCTGGCAAGCTTCGGCCAAAGCTGGAGCCTGGCCTCTTCAGCCTCCAGGGCCTCGATCTTGCGGGTGTCAGTCTTCCAGTCGCGGCCCTCGCGGACCATATCGAAGGCGGGGATGTCGACGACCTTGCGCGCAATCCAGTCCGCCCGATAGGCGGCCAAGGCCTGCTGTTGGTCCATCTCGACCACGAAGTAGCGCGACGCGCCGGCCTTGTCCTTGGCCGTGCCCATAGCCGAGATCAGGTTTACGAGGCGGTCTCCGAACCTCATCAGACGTTGTCCAGGCTGTAGGTCGGTTCATTGTCGACGTAGGTCAGCATCAGCGCGTCCGCGTAGTCGGGCGAGGCGATGCCGCGGCGCTTCAGGGCGTCCTTGGTCTCGATCACGATCTTGCCCTTCTCGTTGCGGCCCCACTTCACCAGCGAGAGCTGGAGGCATAGGGCGTCGCTGTCCTTGTCGCCTGATGGCAGTGCGAGGAGGTCGGTGACGGGGTGTTCGACCCCGCCCTGGCGGCCCTCAAGGAACGCGACGTGTTCATGGGTGCGCTGCAGGGCTGTTCGGCATAGCCACCAGACCTCAGCCTTGGAGTTGCCGAACATCTCCTGGGATGTGCGACCGTCGGGCCAAATGCGGTCGCTCGGCGGAAGGCCCGTATTGATAGGCCAAACAGAAAGGCCAGAGACGGTGTTCTTGGTCAGCGTTGAAGCAACGCCGGCGCCTACGCCTGGGGCGTCAAAGTTCAGTTCCGTCGCGCCCAACTCGCGCGCAATCTCTAGCGCCCAGTGTGCAGTCTCAGTCGTGTCCGGCTGGCCACGCGAGCGGGGAACCATGACAACGGCGCCAGCGCGCGGGATCGTGACCGATTTCGACTTTCCGGCGCCGACGTCCAGACCAAGTCGCACCGCTTTTGAGGGGTGAAGCTTGGGTTCGAGATGTCCTAGGCGCTTTGCGCTTTCGACCCAGACGGCTGGAATACAGATGCCCTCGACCGAGGCCGAATAGTCGATGTCGTACTCGGACGCCCAGGTCGTGGGGTCGGAGAAGCTGGCCTGTTTGGCCCGCGCCCATTCCTCGGTTTTTCGTGGGTCATCGCGCCAGTGCAGCCGGAAGATCTGGCGCGGCTTCAGGACAGAATGGCGCTTGCGGGCGAAGAGGTTGCCCATGCCGTTGACCGAAGAGACCCAGACCACGCAATCGGTGTTGCCTGACAGGGCCTTTTCGACGGCCTCAGCATTGGGGACGAAGGCCGCTTCGTCGACCACATAGAGCGAGGAGCGGCCACCGCGCCCCATGTCCTCGCCGCCTTCGCCTGAGATCACCGCGCCGGTCGCAGGATTGACGATCCGCATGTAGTTGTCGTGCTGCGTCCAGACGAAGCCCTCGGGCAACATCTGGATCGGCAACCTTCGCAGCATGATCCGCAGCTTGGCGAAGATGCTGTCCGGGTTGTCCTTCTTGTCGACGTAATCGACCTTCCGAGAACCAAAGGTGGTTTTGAAACCCGGCAGGAACAGCCAAGCCCACAACGCGAATCCAGCGCAGAGGTAGGTCACGCCCGTGTCGCGCGACTTCTCGCACAAACCTTCTTCGCTGGAGTCCACCCGGTCCTTCAGCCAGGTGATGAACTCCGCCTGCTTTGGCCAGAGCTTGAACGGGACGTAGGCGCCGCCGGACTTGCCGACCAATCGCGGGTCGTAAGTCCAGACGTGACGGTTGAACCAGTAGACCGGATCCGCCGCGCAACGAACTTTCTCAGCTTCCCAGCCGCCGGCCTCAGCCTCGATGCGCTCCCGCTCTTCGCGCTCGTGCTTCAGACGCGCCTTCTGCTCCAGAAGAGCTAGGGCTTCACGCCTCTGATCCAGGGGGAGCCGCTTCAACACCTCCGGCGAGAGCGGCAAGGCGAGCGTCAATCTCGGCCTCCGTCAGGTTGGCGTACTCCACGGGACCGCCGTTGGGGCCGGTGTGTCGCAGCGTCTGGGCGTCGCCGTAGACCTTGGGCTTGCGCTTGCCGGCCGACCACTTCAGGCCGTTGATCGCCGCCGTGGCGGCTGCAGGTTCGATTTCGCCGTTCGCGGCCTGGCGCGAGTAGTGGGCGACATCGTCCGCGTCGGCATCCGCCGAAAACTCGCGCGCGCGGGCGTATTGGTCCTGAAACGCCTTTCCGTCGAGTTTGTTTGCCGGGTCCGCAAGCCAGCGGAACACGGTCCCTCTGGATGGCATGCCCTCATCTTCGCAGATTTGTCGGAGGCTATCGCCGTCGGCGATGCGATCGCAGATCACCGCGGCCTTTTCAGGCGTGTATTCGGAGGGGCGACCCATCACCACCCCCGCGCTGCGCGCCGGTAGGCGCGCTTACAGAGCAGATAGCCGGCCCAGAGCAGGGCGATCGAGAAGGTCACGCCACCGGCGATGAACCAGGAGGCGCGCTCTGTGATGGCTTCGAGCATGTGGCCTCCGTTAGGGTTTCGCCCGCACCGGCCTGGCGCGTCGGGGATCTAGCCATGGGCGGGGTGTACGGGCCGCCGGGCGGGCGAACGTGGAGCGACCAGCCGGGATCGAACCGGCGACGCCCAGGTTGGAAGCCTGGCGCTCTACCGCTGAGCTACGGTCGCGGAAGCGGGAAGTGGCCTCGCCGCCCGTGGCGTCCCCTTGGGTTGCGCGCTTGGATCGGTGACGGGCGGCGGGCCGGACATGCAAAAGCCCCGGCCGTGAGGCGCGGGGCTCGTTGCGGACGCAAGGCGTCGACTAGCGATGGATAGGCAGGTTTGTTCCGCCTCGTCAATATGCGGTATGCGCGCACCCGGACGTCGCAAGATGCGCTGTTGTCGGCGCTGGGCCGTCGATCCAGGGGAGCTCATGTTCGCCTGTGCAGGCCCTAACTCGGTGTCGCATTTGGCCGTGTCTTGACCTGGCGTCTATCTGTTCTTCGAAGGCGGACCCGATCATCGTCAGGTCGATCCAGTCGGGCTCTACCGTATCGCTCATGGCTTGATGGCCTCCTTTGCCGTTTCGAGACTGTGGTTCAAGGCGATCCACAAGAACAACCGTACCTCTGCCGGCATCTCGTCGGCGTTGACCCATCCGGTGACGGTGTTGGGCGCCCGGCCCAGGATGCGGGCGAGCTCGGCTTGCGATAGGCCGATCTGAGCCAGGGCGACGCGGAGATCGCGGGCTTTCATGGGGCTTTCATCCACCGATTGTGTACGTCGTCACGCTGCCGTTGATGTTTCAGCGGCATTTCGCGAGACCTCGCCGAGTGTCGACGCCACGATTTCGAGTGCGAACACCAGAGCGGCGCGCCGGCGCTCATAGCCCCGGCCGCCGCCGAAGTCGCGCATGGACCGGCCGAACCCGGCGACGTGCTGGAGCATCTGCAGGGCGGGAAGGTGCTCGACCATCGTAGCCTTTCGCACCCGGACCTCGCAGGCCTTGGCGAACTCTGCCTCCTTCGCCTGCTCCAGCTTGCGGGCGACGAAGGCGTCGTTGTCGTGGCCCTTGCCGCCGCCGGTGTCGCTGATCTGCGAGGCCTGGAGATCGGCGCCGCGCGCCTCGAACGCCCGACGGTAGGCCAGGCCCGCCGCGTACTGGGTCCGCGTGATGTGACCCAGCTTCAGCATGTGGGCCAAGGCGTCCCGGCTGATCATGTGCGCCGCGCCGCCGGTGGCCGGCTTCTCCTCGACCTCCTCGCCGCGGTCCTTCGCGAGGGTGATCGTCTCGGCGATTCCGTCGGCGCGCTCCTTGAGCTCGACCCGCTGGTGCAGGCGGTCGGCGATCTTCGCGATCTTGGCGCGGGCGATCTCCTTGTTGCCCTTGGTCTTGGCCCGTTCCAGCTCCTTTTGAGCCAGCTCGAGGGCCTTGGTTTCGGCCTCGTTCAAGCGGCGGTAGTCGCGCTCGAGGGCCTTCAAGTCTTTGTCGGCGGTCATGGTGGGTTTCCCGAAAGGTGGATGGTTCAGCGAACGCCACGGCCGCCAGGCGCAATGCCGGCGGCGCGCATGCGTGCGCCAATCGGGACTCCGTCGACGCTGCAGGCGGCGATGACCCGGTCGTAGCTGGAGGTCTTGCCGTTCTGGCCACGGCGGACGGTGCAGACCGCGCGCCGACCGACGAGGCGGTCCATGACTGCCTTGGCCTGGCGCCCTCCCGGCTCGTTGAGTTCTGGCGCGAACCAGTCCGCCTCGCGGACCTCAATCCAGGTCGATGGGTTGGGGCCCGGCCCCACGCAGAGGCTATCTCCGTCGCCGGCGTACCAGACGACGCCAGAGATCCGGTCCCCAGCCTTGAAGCCACGGACGGGCGCCTCGCACGGGTCGGCAAGGGCGGCCCCGGCGGCGAGCGATAGGCCTGCCGCGAAGAGGAGGGTTCTGATCATTGGGCTTTCCCCGAGAGTTGGGCAGCGCGAAGCTCGCCCATGGTGGTCAGTTTCCAGACGGCCCGGCCGCCGCGTTGGCCCGCGCCCTGGTCGATCCGGTAGATCAGCCCGCTCTCGCGGAGCTGGGTTGTGCGGCCGCCCAGGTCTCGCGGCGCCATGGTGCGGTCGATCATTCGGCGGAGAGCGGCGGCGGTCTTCGGGCCGGTAGTAAGCGCGACGAGAACCTGGTCGGCGATCGTCAGGCTCGCTTGGTCACCCTTGATGCCGCTGGCGCGCTGGCCCATCGCGGCCTCGACGAGCCCAGCCGGGTCGAGGTCCGCGAGCATCCCCCAGCACTTGGCCAGGAGGTAGGCTCGCGGCACGGTCGCGGAGGCCTCGCGGCCGTCTTCGCCGGTCAAGGTCAATCGCACGTCGCCGGTCATCAGCGGGAGGTGTCGCAGGGCGGCGCGCGTCATGCGGCGACCTCTTCAGGCTGGGCAGGTGTGAACCCGAACTCGCGCTGGATCTCGACCGGAACCCTGCAGCGCGGTCGGCCTGGCTCTGGGCCCCAATCGGTCGGGTTCCAGAACCGCGACCCGTTGACGAAGGCGTTCACCCGGCGGCGCCAGCTTTCGAGCGGATCTGCAGGGGATGATGAGGCCAGGGCTTCCAACGGCGTGGCGCCGTCGACGAACCCAAGCCAGCGGTCGGCCGTGATCATCCGATGCGCGCCCTTGGCAAACTCGCCGCCGTCCTTCGTGGCCTCGGCGCTGGCGTAGTAGGCCCGCAAGCCTTCGATGACAGCCGCCGGCTGGTGGCCGCGCCGCGCAGCGCCTTGGAGCGCCTTGAGGATGTCTGCCTTGCTGGTTCGCTGGCGCGCCCTTGGCGGCGTGACGGTCCAAGCGAGTTCGACGTCGGCTTGTCGGAGGACAATCTTCGGTGACAAGGCCGCCGTGTCCCCCTTGGGGGATATGGGGGATCTATTATCTTCTTCTGGTTCTGGTTGGTTGGATTTTCGTTCGACGTTTTCGGAACGAACGTTGACCCCTTCTGCGTTGTTTTTGTTCGCTCTTTTCGATGCACTGGCTTTCCCGGCGCTTTTTGCGCCTTCGATCACTGCGTCGTACTTCGCAATCTCTTTTGAGACCCGATTGTGCCGGATCGACCCGCCTGAAACCTTGAAGAAGGCCATCACGTCATCGCGCACCGAGGCCCATTGATCGGGGGTGCATTGGGCGATGCGGGCGAGCTTTGCCTCGTCGCGCGGCAGCTTCCCGCCGGCGCGCCACATGGCCATGATCAGAAGCAGGTAGGCGCCGTGTCCGATAGCGTCGAGGTGCGTCGTCTCCGCCAGGTACTCAGCGATGTAGAGCTTCATGTAGGGAGGCGCGCTCATCAGGCCTCCTCGCGAACGTCGGTCACTGCGTCGTACTCTGCGTGGTAATCCTGCTGGTCGCTGCCGACAGCGCCGCCCCGGTTCTTGGCGCAGAGCACATCCATGCGGCGCCGGAGAAGTTCGACCTGCTCCTCCCATTTCTGGTGCTCTGGCGTGCCCTGGCGGGGCTCGGCGCGCTCGAGGTAGTAGACCTCGCGAAAGGGGAAGAGGACGACGTTGGCGTCTTGCTCGATCGAGCCCGACTCCTTGAGGTCTGAAAGCTGCGGTCGCTTGTCGTCGCGACTCTCGACGCCCCGGTTGATCTGCGACAGCAGCACCACGGCGCAATTCAGTTCACGAGCAAGAACCTTGAGCGCCGTCGTCATCTCGCCAATCACTGCGGCGTCGTTTCGGCCGTTGGCGGCCGGGCGCTTCATGATCTGGAGATAGTCGATGAAGATGGCCCCGATCGGACCCTTTCGGCGAAGGGCCCAGGACCGGCGGCGGACATAGTCGACCGAGAGAGAAGCCGTATCGTCGAGGATCATGTTGGACGGCACGCGGCGCGCGGCGCGCTCCAGGATGTCCCAGTCCATCGGCGTGAACTTCTCAGGGTTCATGTCGTGGTAGCGGATCGGCTGGCCGTCGCGGAACGTGAGCTCTGAGAGCGTGCGCTCGTCCATTTCCCGGCGGTGCATCTCAAGGCAGTAGAACGGGAACTGGTGCTCAGGATTGCGACGGGCCGCGCCATGGGCGATCTGCCGGGCGAGGCCCGACTTCCCCATTGAGGGCCGGCCAGCGATCACGATGAGGCAACCGGGGCGAAGCCCGCGAAGCCGACGGTCAACGCAGCGAAGCCCGGTCATGAGGCCCTTTGGTCGACCCTCCAGGGCCTCCTTCCGCATTTCCTCGATGGTCCAAGCGGCCGATGTGTTGGCATCGACGAGGTTGGCGTCGTTAGGCTCGGAGCCGCGCGCAATGTCGGCCAGCAACGCCTCTGACTTGGTCACGACCTCGCGTAGATCCTCCGCGGGGTCGCGGGCCTTCTCGGCGATCAGAGCCGCCGTCTCTACAAGGTCCCGGCGCGTGGAACGCTCGACGATGATCCGGGCGTACTCGTGCGCGGCCGCCTTGCCGACGACATGCTCGACCAGCATGGCCAGATACCGAAGGGCGCCGAGCTCCTGATAGGCCGGATCTCCGTCCTTGAAGGCGTCGTGCACCGTCAACGGATCGACGGCGACCCCGGCTTGAACCTTTTTCGTGATGAAGGCCCATGCTCTCTGGTGGAAGGGCTCGTGAAAGTGCCGAGCCTCCAGGCCCGCGAGGCTTTGAACGATCTCGTTGTGCTCCAGGCAGATGCCAAGGAGACGCATCTCGGCGTCGATGTCGAAGAGCGCCGCAAGTTGCTGAGCGGGGCGTGTGTCGGTCATGCCGCCTCTCCAGCCCAATCGAGCAATGGCGCCGGAGCGATCGGATCTAGTCCCTTGGCATAGTAGCTGCTGGGGTTGTCGCAGTGCCGGTGCACGGTCGTCAGGACGCCGCCGCGCTGGGCGAGGGTCCACTTGTCGCGAGCGGCGATCGGCCGGTTGCAGTCGAAGCAGGCGCGGACCGGCCGGCGCGGTGCTTCCGCCGGGGTCGCCCCACGCATGAAGTAGGTCGGCGCGGAGCCGGGGATGGGCCGGTCAAAGAGGTACCAGGCCGAGTCCTCCTTGTGGTCCCAGTCCGTGTCCGGGATCCACTTGAGGCGGCCGATGATCACGATCTTCCGGCAGCGGTTCTGGAAGGGCAGGGCTTGCTTGGTTCCGGCCCACGCCGCGTCGAACAGCAGCCACGTCGGCGCCTGGTCCGAAAGGTGCGTGATCAGCGGATGAAGCTCTGACCGCGTCCAGGGTGGGTTGGTGATGAACCCGTCGGCGTCACCGATCTCGACCTGCATCATATCGCCGGTCGCAATGAAGTCGGCCTGGGGCTCGATGTCTCGCGCCTCGACGCAGTGAGCGAATGGCTCAAGCTGGCGGATCAAGTCGCCCGCGCCAGCGCAGGGCTCCTTGTAGCGAAAGCCGCGACGCAGGTGAGCCAGTAGGGGCGGGACCGCGCGAGGATCCCACGTCAGGTACTTGTTCTTGTGGAGGCGCGGAAAATTGGAACGCTTGCCCATCAGGCGGCGACCTCCACGACCCGGCCATCAACGACGCGGACGGTCTTGCCCTCGGCGATCTCGACGTCGGACACAGCCGAGCCGCCCTTCATGAGAAGGACTAGGAACGAGCCATCTCGGCGGGCGGTGCACTTCAGCACCGTGAAGCGGTCGGGCCGGCTCATGCGACGAACTCCGGCTTGTACCGGCGCGGGGCCGACTTCTGGCCAAGCCAAGTCCAGAGGGCGACGTCGAGGTCCGACGCGAGCATTCCCAACTGTTCGGCGGTCTGTTTCAGGGTGAACCCGGCGGCCATGTACTCGCGCGCGGCCTCGACCTTATCGAGGGCGGCGATCCGGACGGAGGAGTGCTTGGAGCAGTAGCTGTTGGCGCTGTACGGCCCCATGGCCGGAGCGCCGCAGATGCGACATGGATGGCTCATTTCACGAAGCCCTCGGTGTTCATACGGGCGGAGAACCGCTCCGCGAGGCTTTGCCGCTCGGCGGCGAGGATGACGTCGAGGCCAGCGAGCCCGGCCAGGACGAAGACGGCCTCCATCGCGCTGCGGAGGCGGGCGCGGTCGGTCTCGATATGCTCGGCGGCGGACAGGCCCCGGCGGATGGCGGCGTCGATCACCGGCGGTTCCTCCCGCCTTGGGTGCCGAGGCGCGTCCGCTTCTGTTCGTGGCGGACGACCTCTTGGGCGTGGACCTGGGCGGCGAAGCCGTGGCCTTCGGACTCGGCGAGCATGCGGCCGGCAGTCCGGAGCACGCTGCAGAGCACGGCCTTGCGCGGCCCGCCGCCAAGGGCTTGGCCGATGGCCTGTTCCGCGAGATCGTCGAGGAGCTCGCTCATCAGTTCCGGTCCAGCCATTGGCGGCCGCGTTCGGTCAGGCGATAGATCCCGGCGCTGGTCTTCTCGACCAGGGCGGCTGTCCGGGCGTAGCCCATGTGATTGCGGGCCGTGGCGATGCTGCCGCCGATTGCGTCGGCGAGATCAGCCAGCTTCATTCCACCATCGGCCAAAACCTCCACGGCCTTCTCAGTTGAGGGCGGAAGACCCGGGAAGCCCGCGAGGCTCTTGCGCTTCAACCGGGCGCGGATCTCCTCGGCCTTGGCGAAGCGGTCAGGATCGGGCCCATCGTTGGGTTGGACGAAGCGGCGGGCCGGGCGGCGGTCGGCTTCCGTGCGCCGGAAGCTAATGAGCGGGCCGGTGTCGAGTGCGCGCGCGGCTTCGCGCTTGGCGATGTCGATGATCATGCGGCGAGCCTTTCCAGGGCCCGGGCGCCGTAGAGGGCGATCATCGCGCTTTCGGCGCGTCCCTCGTGCTTGGCCAGCGTCCAGAGCTTGGCATGTTGGGGAAGGAGAGCGGAGGCACGTGCGCGGACGGCGTCAGACTTGTCCGAACCGCCCTTTACGTTCAGGGCGCGTTTCCAGACCTGCGGCGTGACCAGCTCGGTCGGGATGAAGTGAGCGGCGCAGGCCATGCGCGCGGCCGCATAGGAGGCGCCGAAGCTGAAGGACGAGGTCACGCCCATCTGCGGCGTGGCCCCGACCTGCTCAATGAAGGCGCGGATCGGGTTCTTCGCCCACTCGTCCATGATGTGGGCGAGGGCGACGAGGTCGAGTTCCGTCCGCTTGCCACCCCCAGCCTTGGGGGTGACATAGACGGGCATGTCCCGGACGTCCAAAGCGCCGGTCGCTGGGTTGTAGAGCGCCAGGGCGCCCGACAAACCCGGGTCCACACCTAGGACCAACATCAGGCGGCTTCCATTTCGGGAGCGGCCTGCTCTTCGTCGGCGCCAGTGGTGTCCATGAAGCCGGACTTGCGGAGAGCGCGCGCCTCGGCGTCGGCGTCGAACTCGTCTTCCTCCTCGTCGCCTTCGGCTTCAGGCTCTTCGGCCTGGGCCTTACGAGCGTCGAGGATGGTCTGGGCCCGGCCCAGCTTCGCGATGTTCTCGGCCTGGCCTTCGTGCCAGCCTTCCATCCAAGCCTGATGGGTCACGCCGGCGAAACGCTCAGGCACTTCCGGATCAGCGCCGCGTAGGCCGGCGCGCTTACCGGACGCCTGCGCCAGACCGAGGTCGTCGACGGTGTCGGCCTTCGGGAACATGTCGAGCTGCGTGCCGACGGGCAGGCCCTGCGCGACCATGCGCTTGGTGCGCTTCTTCTCGTGCTCGATGAACTCGGCTTCGTTCATGTCCTGGAGGGCCAGGATTTCCTCGAAGTCCTTGCGGCTGATCTGGAGATCGCCCTTCACCAGCGCGAAGAGGTTGTTGACGTCGGTGCGCGCCGCATCTGCGACGGCCTTCTTCTCCGCGTGGATCGCTTGGGCGCCGCGGATCTTTATCGAGTAGTAGTGCTGGAGGTCGGCGATCTCGTCGTCGGTCAGCACGTGGTTGTCGTCCCGTTGCGGGGCGGCGTTGCGAGCTCGGGGCAATCTGCCCTCCCTCTTACGTGCGCCGGACTTTAAGGCCCCGGCGCGTGGCCAGGCCCTCACCCGACGAGGCGGATGGCGGCGAAGATCAGGACCCAGAGCGCGAGCGACGGCAGGCCCGCCGCGATCAGGAGGCCGGGGCGATAGGCGCGCTTGGGCGAACGGGCGATGGCGGCGCGGATCACTTCACGCCTCCAGCTTTCGGATCGTGTCGGCCGCCCAACCGGCGAACCACAACGCGGCGGCCCTCGGCTGGCCGAATATCCAGCTCAGCAACACCGCCAGGACGAGGAGCGCGTAGAGCCCGCAGATCGCGAGCGAGCGAAGCGTGGCGGCGAGCCTGCGCTGCATGGTTGGCCTGTTCTTGTTGGAAGAAAGCCTCGGCGCTCTGTCCAATGACGGCGCCAAGGACTGGGAAAACGACGGACCAACCGCCGGCGGGATGCTTCCAGACTTTGTCGAGCGTTCCGCGAGAGGCTCGACCGTTCACGACCCCCTTGGCCTCATCGAGGCTCAGGGCCCATTCGCGGGCGGCGAGCTTGGCGGTGTTGCTGGGCCAGCGGAGCCGGCAGTAGGTCGCCAGAGCGTCCGAAGTCGCTCTGTCAAGGCCCAAGGTGTGCTGACAACCCGTCTCTTTGTGTCGGATTTCCAATGCGGTGACCTTCATCATGAGAAGGTCTCCGGCTGATCGGAGGTCAGGTTGAACACACGGGCATGGCCACCAGTCACGAACCGATGGACATGACAAACCCCTTCGCGATTGCAGTCGCGGCGGGGATCAAGGCTGCGAAGTACAGAGAGAAGGCCGCCGAACTTGGCGGATCGAATGGCTTGGATCGCTTCGCTGACAGGTGCAGCGATCTCGCCGAGAAGGCGCTGAACACGGGATTGCAGCGGCTGGGCCTGGAAGAACCGGACCCAGCCGCCGCCCGACAACGACCAACCCATCCCGACAGATGAGCGATCGCGCCAGTGGTCGGCGCGCGCACGCCCTTCGTTACATACGCGCGCCGCGGCAAAGCCCGCACCGGGGGGAAGGTGCTGGTGGGCCATGCCGGTCTGAATGGTGTTGCGAGCCCCCGACATGGCGTCAGGCCGCTTGCTGCGTCGTAGCGGGGCGCGGCACATCGTCCGGCCAAGCCAGATCTTCCGGCCAGTTGGCCGAGAACCACGCCATGGTGGCGTCGTACTTGCGCGCGGTGAACGAGCAGCCGGACTCGATCCGGTCGAAGAACCGCCAGTCCCCCGTCGCTAGACGTGAAATCGTGACTAGGGCCTGCTTGCGATGAGCGCTGAGAGCGGCGGCGCAGGCCAGGATGTGGCGCTTGAGGTCGGCTTCCATAAGTCGGAAGATAGTCGGAACTTTCCGACTTGGTCAATCGGAGATTTCCGTCTCGCCCATCGGGAACGCACGTCGGATAGTTCCGACATGCCAACCGAGATCGACAAAACGCGCGAGAACGTCCGGCGAGCGCTGGACGAGGCGTCGGTCGACCCTGTTCCGCTTGCAATTAAGCTGGGGAAGGGGCGCGACTACATCACCGACTTTCTCAAGGGGCGTAAGCAGAAGCTCCCGATTGAGGTACTGGCCGACATTGCCGCGCATACGGGTTACGCGAGCGCCGATCATCTTCGTCGCGGCATCAAGGATGCGGCCGTCGATCGCGATGCGGCGTTTCTGTCGCTAAAGGCTTCGCACGCTCCAAAGGGGAGCTTGGCCTCTCCTCCCGTTTCTGTCGTACCCCCCATTAAGGATATCGCCCGGCGCATCCCGGTTGTCGGAGATGTTCAGGCGGGGGTCTGGTTGGAAGCGGTGGCGCGGGAGACGTACGAAGTTGAGGAGTATCTCGCGCTCGACGTCGCCGGCTACGAGAGCGCCAGGCTGCGGGCGATGCGCGTAGTCGGGCCATCGATGAACAAGGTCTATGCGCCTGGTCGGTTCGTCGTGCTTGCGGATCCGGCCGAAGCTGGCCTGCAGCCTGGCGATCACGTCGTCATCGAGCGCCGCAAGGACACGCTCACCGAGATCACGCTGAAGGAATACGTCGAGGAACCGGACGGCCGGATCGCGTTCTGGCCGCGTAGCGATCACCCTGACTTCCAAGAGCCGATCTACCTTCGATCGCGCGATGAGATCGACCAGGACGGCGTGTCGGTTATCGGCGTCGTCGTGGCGGATTACGGGCGCCGCTACCGGACTGGTGGATAGCGCATGAGGGGTTCAATGAAGATCGTCGGACCATTCGTCGGAGCGCTTGTCGCGGCTTCGCCGGTAGCGGCGCAAGACCTCGTATCGCGGTCACTTCCGGCCGTGGGCTCTACGGCTGAAGCTGAAGTCGGCCAAGCCGTCCTGACGTCGGAGCGCTACTACACCGCCCCCGCCGTCCGCTTGGAAAAGCTGGTCAAGTCCAGCTCGATCATGGGCAACAAGATCATGCTGCCCGCCGGCCTCTACACCCTCACGGCTGAGACGGAGAAGGGGCGCTACTACCAATCCAACATTGGCGTCACGCTCCAGTACCTCGGCATCAAGACCCCATGGAAGAAGGCCGGGTTGTTCATGCCGGCCAGCGGCGGTGCCGTTCAGGCCTATTGGGAAAATGACTTGGGCATGCGCGCGACGGGGGCCGTCGAAGGCGCGAGCGTAGTGGAGGCCGGAGCCTTGGACCTCGGGCCCGACGGCTATCGCGTCCAACTGCTCTACACAGGAGCCTCGGGCGGAGTCGTCACGCTCTCGTACCGGGAATTCATGCGAGACCTATCGCGCCCGGCCTTCACCCAGGCGCTGACCTACGACCTCTCGAGCGGCGATGAGATTGGCTTTCGCGGCGCCCGGATCAAAGTGACCAGCGCGACCAATGTGTCCATGACCTACACGGTGCTCAAGCCGCTGGACGCGCCCACGCCTTAACCTCTTTCCCCTGGAGGGGTGAATGACCAAAGACGACTACACGGAAATACAAGGGCGGATCGTCGCGCTAGAACTAATGATGCGCGGCGTTTGGACCGGCCTGGCCGCAAGGGCCCCGTCCGGGGAGTTGGAGCGAAACCGGGTCGCTGCTTTGGACACCATGCGACTGCTAAACCCAGATGGCGACACTTACCGCGAGGAAGTGCTCATGGTCGCAGCAGAACATATCGACCAACACTTTCAGGCTATTGCGAACCGCCTTCGTTCTGCGGGGTTTGAGCCCTAGCCTTCTTAATCGTGATGCGTTCGCCTGGAACTGCCATTGAGCCCACGACGGGTGCGGATTGACGGCGATCGATAGCATCCAGAAGGGTGCATAACCCCGCAATGAAGCGCTCACCCTGACTGAGCGCCTGGCCGTTAGGTGCGGGCCGGAACCAATCGAACATCTCAACCTCCTGACAGCCCGGCCGAGCGCCGGGCTTTTTCGCTGAGCCATCGCAGCGTCGAATCAATATCCGACTTTTGGTCGGAAAATGTGTCGGACTTTTCCGACTTTTCCGTTGACGGTCGGAAATCTCCGACTTAAGGTCCTCTCATCAACCGATGAGGACCGCCGCCGATGGCCGCCGACACCTTCGCCGCCAAGCTTGCTGAGATCGACGCCAAGTTCGCCGGTCGCGCTGCGCCGGTTCGCCCGGTTCACAAGGGCCTGGGCGTCACCGCCAGCCCGCAAGCCTCGGTCGACTTCCTGAACGATCGTCTGGCGGCTCAGGGCGTGATCGGCGAGCGGGTCGAGTACGCGGTCGAGCGGATCGACGGCGTCGTGATCCCGGCGGACCATGGCTACCGCTACGGCGGCAAGGCCTCGGCTCTGCGCACGGCTGCGGAGTGATCGCGATGACGACCGAACCCCTCCTGTTCTGGTGCTCGGGCGGCGACGTGATGATGCGCGTAGGTCCGACCGCTGTCCGCATCGACGCTGAGACCCAGGAAGAGATCCTGGCCGACTACGAGGTCCAGCGCCGCGCCGCAGAGGCTCGCAAGGCCGACACCCTGCTGCTGGAGACCGTCAAGCGCTCATTCCAGCTCACGCGCGCCCGCATCGAAGCGGGTCGGTGGGCTCGCGCGGGGATTGCCTGACATGCCCGCCGATCTCAGCGCCGGCGCCGCCGCCAAACTCCTTTCCGCCTTCGCCGTCCTGGTGGCCATGGCCGCCTTGCTCTGGAGCTTCGTATGACCGCGACCGTCACCGAACTTCGCCCGCGCCCTGCCTACATCGCCGACAACGGCGTGGTCCGCGACAGCACGGGCCGGGCCATGAGCTTCGAACTCGCCGACCTTCTGTTGGTGGAGCAGATGCGCGAGGCCCACGAACACCTCGAGGCCGGACGCTTCGGCGCGGCGCTCGCCCTGGTGAAGCGCGCTGACCAACTCCTCGCCGCCCGCGTGGCCGCGACCGAGTTCGTCCTCGCCCAATCCCAACAACCGACCCCGCCGAACACGGCGGCCTGAAGAGGGGGAACCCATGCAAATCGGTATCACGCCAGAGGTCCGCACGCTGGCGCTCGAACTGGCCAACTTCGGCCGCGCCGCTGAGACGACCCTGACGGGCTTCTCGACCGAGGCCAGCCTTCGCCGCCTCGTCACGGACCTCAAGACGGCCAAGGGCACGGTTCGCAATCTGGAGCGGGCGATCAAGGCCCGGCTCGCCAGCCAAGCCGCCCAGGAGCGGGAAGAGGCGCGCCGCCGGATGATCAGCCACAAGCCCGCCGGCCAATCGGTGATCGCATGAGCGAGTTGACCGCAACCCAGCGCGCCATCCGCATCATCGTCGCCCAGCACCTGCCCGGCGTGCCGACCGACCGCGCGACGTCCTACGCCGACCGGATCCACGTCAACACGCCGCTCTCGCACATCGGCCTGACCGACGGCGCCTATGTCGCCGCGACCCTGGCGATTGAGGCGGCTTACGGCTTCGACCTGCCGGACGAGCTTTGGGAAGGCGCCAAGACGGTCGCCGACATCGCGGCCTTGGTGGATCGGTACGCCAGCGCGGAGGCGGCGGCGTGAGCGATATCGGCTTCCACGTCTGGAACCCGGCCGGCCGACTGCCGACCTACACCCACCCGACGTTCCTTGCGGCATGGGCGGAAAAGGACCGGCTGCAGGCCCTGCACCCGGACCAGCGCTTCGTCGTGATGATGCCTTGCGAGAACATGTCGGGCATCGGCTACGGCCTCGGGTTCACCGCTGGCCGTAAGGAAGCCCAGGACGACGCGGTTCGCCTGATCGACCGGGCGCAACAGCGGGCAGAGCAGAAGACCGCTGAAGCTGCGGAACTGCGCCGCGACTTGAAGGCCCTTCGACCATTCCTCGAAGACGTCGAGGCCTATCAGTCGATCGTCGCCGACTGCCTCCTTTGGATCCAGGGGTTCAACGCCGCTTACGCAGGCCGCGAGTCCTACGAACGGCCCGACACGCCCAGCGTCGAACGGCTGCGAGACCTGAACGCAGCCCTGCAGCGGCTCATGCGTGACCACTCCGCCGCGAACGGGCGCCCGGCGCTCGATGACAGCGAAATCCCCTTCTAGGAGCCCGCCATGATCACGCTTCCCGATGGCGTCTATCTCGACCTCTCCGACGAACAGTGGCGGCCGGTTCCTGGCGAAGACCTTCTGGCTTCCGACCGAGGTCGCATCGCGCGGCCGAACGGCAAGGTGCTTGCGCTTGGCACCGATCGGAACGGCTATCGCTTTGTCCGGCTGTACCGCAACGGTCGCTGTTCGTCTCTCATGGTAGGCCCCCTGGTCTGCGCCGCGTTCCACGGGTTGCGGCCGTCGGCCGACCACCAAGCCGATCATATTGACAGCGATCGGACGAACAACTCGCCGTGGAACCTTCGCTGGCTGACGCGGTCTGAGAACTTGGCCAGGGCGAGCACTACGAAGGGACGGAAACTCGGCCCCAGGGCTGCGGCGGTGTTCGGCGAGGATCATCCCTCTGCGAAGCTGAGCGCATCAGACGTTCGCGCGATCCGCGCCCGCTACCGCAAGGGAAGTCGCGATGACGGCCTGAAAGCTCTCGCCAGGACCTACGGCGTCGCCTTCGCGAGCATTGCCGGCATCGTGACCGGCCGCACCTGGAAACACCTTGAAGATGGAGTTCGAAATGATCGAGCTGCCTGACGGCGTTTACATTGGCCTGAGCGACGAGAAATATTTCGCGCAGGACCGGCTTGGGTCAACTGACCTAGTCGTGCTTCATCGCGATCCTGCGTCTTGGTACTACGGCTCTCGGCACAATCCGGACCGGCCGATCCGCACGCCGTCTCCTGAGATGCAGTTCGGGTCGGCGCTTCACGCGCTCGTTCTTGAGGGCGAGGCCGTCTATCAGGACAAGGCCGTCATTTCGCCCTTCGAGGACTTCCGCTCGAAGGAAGCGCGCATCTGGCGCGACGACGCGATCATTCGCGGCAAAATCATCATGACCGAGGACATGGACCGGCGCGTCCGCCACATGGCCGCGCTGATCTTGAACCATCCCGAGCTTGGCGCGCCGATGCGCGGCGGCATGTCGGAGGTCGCGATCCTCTGGACGGACCCGTCCGGCGTGAAGCTGCGGGCCAAGATCGACAAGCTACTCCCCAAGTTCGCGATCGACCTGAAGTCCTATGGCGGCGACGCCAAGGGCCGGACGATCAAGGAGCAATGCCTAAACCTGGTCGCGTCGCGGTCCATGGACGTGCAGCGCTTCATGTACTGGCGCGCCCGGCAACAGATGGCCGCGCTCCCGATCTACGGCGGTACGCCTGATCAACAAGCCTGGATCAAGCGCGTCGCGGCCGTTGAGGATTGGGACTGGTGCTGGATCTTCTACCGGCGCCGGGACGATGAGCGCGGCACGGCCCCGATCGTTCAGCCCGTCATCCGCCCGACCAACGACGCCAGCTTCGACAGCGGGCGGCAGAAGATGGACGTGGCCCTCGCCAACTACCGGACCTTCCGCGACCGCTTCGGCTTCGACGTGCCTTGGGCCGTCGTCGAGCAACAGTGGATGCCAAAGGACCACGACTTCCCGCCCTGGCTCTCCGAAGTCTCCGACCCCGTCACCTTTCCCGCCGATCAGGAACAAGCCGCATGAGCACCGCCGTCGCCACCCGCCAGGACACCGCAGCCCAGCCGCCAAGCACGCTCGCGGCCGTCCGCAAGATGCAGGACCAGTTCGCCCTGGCGCTGCCCGATCACGTCTCGCCTGAGAAGTTCGTGCGCGTTGTCGTGACGGCGATTCAGTCGAACCCGGACCTCCAGCGCGCCGACCGAGACTCGATCCTTGGCGCCGCGCTCAAGTGCGCTCAGGACGGCCTCATTCCCGACGGCCGGGAAGCTGCCCTCGTCGTGTACAGCGGCAAGGCCCAATACATGCCGATGATCGCAGGCATCCTGGCGAAGGTGCGGCGCTCCGGCGAGATGAGCACGATCGGCGCCCATGTCGTCTATGAGAACGACGCCTTCACCTATGTCTTGGGTGACGAGGAGCGGATCGAGCACTCGCCGGCCCTGACCAATCGCGGCAAGCCGATCGCCGCCTATGCCATCGCCAAGACCAAGGACGGCGGGCTCTACCGCGAAGTCATGTCGGTGGATCAGATCAATCAGGTCCGCAACGTCAGCAAGGCCAAGAACGCCGGGCCCTGGTCGCAATGGTGGGACGAGATGGCGCGCAAGACGGTGCTGCGCCGCCTCTCGAAGCGCCTGCCCATGTCGACCGACCTGCAGCAGATCTTCGATCGCGACAACGACCACTACGACCTTCGCGCCCAATCGCAAGGCGAGGCGACGCTTCGGCGGCTTCATGCGGACTTCGACGACCCCGCGCCGCCCGCGATTGATGACACGGCCAACACCGTCACCGACGCCACCTTCGAAGACGCGCCGGCGTCGGACGCCGCCGACGACGACTTCCCCGGCGACAAGCCCGCCCAACAGGCCGAGCAGCCACGCCAGGAAGCCCAGAAGCCAGCGGAAGGCGTCAGCACCGCATCCCAAGCCCTGACGACCGTGGCGGCGCGGCTCCAGGCCTTCCGCGCCCAAGTGTCCAAGGCCCCGAACACCCGCGAGATGCAGGCCCTTTGGTCGCGGTCAGCGCAACTCCGCAACGACATCGACGCGGGCGACCCGGACGAGGTCGGCACGTCGGCTGAACTGGAGTCGTGGTTCCAAGAGACCTACGCCGCCAAGGAAGCCGAGGAAAAGGCCGAGCGCGCGAAGGGCGGTGCTTGATGCGACAGCTCTCCCTCTTGGACGTGTTCCGTGACACCGCCTGGGAACGCCGCATGGGCGGCGTCGGGTCAGATGTCGGCGGCGCCTTCCGCGTGAAGTCCTGCATCGACGGCGGAGACCTACGTATCATCGCCAGCAATGGCGCGGGCTGGGATCACGTCTCGGTCAGCCGCGCCAACCGCTGCCCGAACTGGCCGGAGATGGAGCAGGTCAAGCGCCTGTTCTTCCGCGACGACGAAACGGCCATGCAACTGCATGTGCCGCCGGTCGACCACATCAACTGTCACGACTTCTGCCTGCACCTCTGGCGTCCGCACGGCGTGGAGATCCCACGCCCGCCGGCGTTCATGGTCGGTCCCTCGTCCGGGAGGGCGGCTTGATGGCCTTCGGTACCCTGACCAAGCCCTCCAAGCGGGTGCAGTCGCGCTCGCATCTTGAGTTCATCCGCCAACTCCCGTGCGTCCAGTGCGCGATTGAGGGGCGCGAGACCTACGGCGTCGACGCGGCGCACGTGTCTTTCGCGTTCCCCGGCTGGGCGCATCGGGGGAAGGGGACGAAGGTCGACGATGCGCGCGCGGTGCCGTCATGCCGGACTCACCACGACGAGCAACACGCCGACGGCAACGAGCGGCGCTATTGGGCGCGCTACCGGCTGAACCCGGTCCTGTTCTGCCAGGCGCTCGTCGACTGCGACGGTGATCTCGTGCGAGGCGCCCAAGTGGTCCGCGACTACGCCGATCACGCCCGGCGCGGCCTGCCGACGGTCCACGTCGCAACCGGGCCCGTGACCAGGCGCGCCGCCGGGCCGGTGCCGGTCACGATCACCGCGCACCTCGCGACGCGGCCCGCCGACGAGCACGGGAATGTCGCCGTCCTGATCCCGCGCGAGGCCGGCCTCAAGGACGCGCCCTGCGAACTGGTCTGGGTCGCCCCGACCGCTGTCCAACCCACCGAACCGAGGAGCGCCTGATGGCCGAGCGCCCGATCCGCGTCCAACTACGCCGGGCCAAGGGCTGGCGGATGCCCGACAACACCGTGAAGGTCGATCGCTCGACCCAATGGGGGAACCACGACTTCATCGTAGGGGAGGACGGCGACGCCGAACACTGCGTCGAGATGTTCCACCACGACCTCAACAAGTTCGCCGTGTTCCACCCGGGGAAGTTCGACGACTGGATAGCGCCTCTTCGCGGCAAGAACCTCGCTTGCTGGTGCGCCCTGGATGCGCCGTGCCACGCGGACGTTCTGCTCGAGCTCGCTAACGCCGAACCAGCGCGAGGTGCAGCATGAGCGCCCGGTACGCCTCCGACACCTCTGTCTCCGTCGAGAAGTCCCGCATGGAGATCGAGCGGACCCTGTCGCGCTACGGCGCCGACGCCTTCGCTTACTACTCCGAGGCCGACAGGGCCGCGATCGCCTTCCGGATGACCGGCCGGCAGATCAAGTTCGTCCTGCAGCTGCCGAAGCGCGACGAGCGAGAGTTCACCCATCACAGCCGCGGCGAGCGCACCGCAGACGCCGCCCTGGCGGCTTGGGAGCAGGCCTGCCGTCAACGCTGGCGCGCCCTGAACCTGGTGATCAAGGCGAAGCTGGAGGCGGTGTCCGCCGGGATCACCAGCGTCGAAGACGAGTTCCTGGCCCATACCGTCCTGCCCGACGGCTCGACCGTCGGGCAATGGGCCAAGCCGCAGATCGCCGCCGTCTACCAGACCGGCTCAATGCCCGACCGGCTGATGCTGGAGGGGCCGCGATGATGCGCCTGACCATCCACGCTGCCGACTGTGACGAGGCCGCGTTAGGCGTCGAAGCCATCCGCGTTACCCAGAAGGACGGTTCGCGAAGCGCTCTCATGCTCTTCGGTGACGAGCACCGCTCCACACACCGCGTCTTGGTCAACGAGACGCCCGCTGGGTTCACCGCCCGCGTTCAAGCCATCCCCGCTTCCACGAAGGACATTGAGGCATGAAGAACAAACTCACCGACCTCAATAATCACCTGTTCGCCCAGCTCGAGCGCCTCTCGGACGAGGACCTGAAACCCGAGGAGATCGCCCAGGAGGTCAGCCGCACGGAGGCGATCGTCAGCGTCTCAGAGCAGATTGTGCGCAATGCAGACCTGCAGCTCAAAGCGGTGGCGATCTTGGCGCAACACGAGCGCATGCGTCCGCATCTCACTATGATCGGGACCGACCGGGAATGAAGGGGCACTGGATCAAGTACAGCGCCGAGGAACTGGCCTGGCTGTCAGCCAACCGGACCATGCCGATCAGCGACTACGCGCGCGCCTTCAACGAGGCCTTCGCCCGCGATGTAGCGCCGGCGAACCTGCACGCGCTTCGCAAGCGGCAAGGATGGAAGACCGGCCGCACCGGACAGTTCACAAAGGGGCAGGAGCCGGCCAACAAAGGTGTTCCGTGCCCGCCCGGTGTAGGCGCCCACCATCCGAAAGCCGTCGCAACTCGCTTTAAGAAGGGGCACGGCAGGTCCGGCGTGGCGGTCGACCTTTACAAGCCGATCGGAACCGAACGGATCAGCAAGGACGGCTATCCCGAACGCAAGATCAACGACGACATGCCGCTTCAGGGGCGCTGGCGAGCGATCCACCTGATCAACTGGGAAGCCGCGAACGGGCCTATCCCCAAAGGCTACTGCCTCAAGTCCAAGGACGGGACGAAGACCAATTCCGACCCGTCCAACTGGATGCTGATCGAGCGCGCGTTGCTGCCTGCTCTAAACGGTGGCCGGCACAAGCAGCGGCTGGCCTTCAATGAGGCGCATCCTGATGTCCGACCTACCCTGGTGGCCTTGGCCACTGTTGAGCACAAGGCCCGCCAAGCGCGGCGCCGGAAGGAGCCCGCATGACCCAGGCCGTGACCACGCCCGCCAAGAGCCTGGGCGAGAAGCTGTATGAGGCACTAGCCAGCGCGATGGGTGACGGCATCCCATGGTCCGCCTTGACCGTGGAGGAGATCAACCTCTCTGAAAAAGCTGCGATAGCCTTCGCCGCCTCGCTCTCTCACGACGAGACCGCGAACGCAGTCATCACCGACCTACGCCAGCGCCTCCAAGCGGCTGATGAACGGGCTGAGACGCTTGCGGCTGTCGCAGAGCGTGCTCGCGAGGAACTGCGCCTGATCCGCGCCAAGGACAGCGACGCCGTTTATGACACCACGCTTCGCCTGGACATGGCGCTCGCTCTCAAGACGGGGGCTTGATCCATGCAAACGCTCTACGTCTGCCGGTCATGCGGGAAGAGGTGGTGTCCAGATGACGACCGCCTCTGCTCCTGCCCGAACCCGTTTCCGACCAACGATCTAGCCCACGAAGACGAAGGCAATCGCCGCCAACGTCGCGCCTCCCTCAAGATCGGCCGCGCGAGGACACGCCTATGACTAGCCCGAATGAACTTGAAGGAGCGGGCGACAACCTGATCGACGAGCTGATGACCATGTTCGCCGATGGGTACGTCGATAAGCTGACCTATCGCGCGGCCAAGGAGATCGTTCGCCTAGAGGAAGCACTCGCCTCTATCACCCGCGAGCGAGACGAGGCGCGGGCTTTGCTGGGCGTCGAAAGCATCAACGGGGTGCTCGGGTACTGCCTGGAGCAGGATCGTTGCGGATGCGGGGGCGATGTTCCGGCTATCCGCGCCACTTGCGACAACTGGTGCAAGCTCAAAGAGCAGTCCGCCGCCCTTGTTAACGGGGAGGTCGGGTAGATGGCTGATGAACTTCTTCCCTGCCCGTTTCACACGCAATCGGCAGGACGTCCTGAAAACAACTTTCCCTATGCCGCGCCGAAGCTGGTTCAAGGGTTCCGCTGGCAAGTGCGGTGTGGATGCTGCGCGGAAGGACCCAGCATGGGCAGTCGCGAAGCGGCCATCGCCGCCTGGAACACCCGCGCACAAGGCCCCGGCCCCACCTCGCCATGCTACGAGTGTGGAACCGACAACCTTATCGGGCCTATCTGCGGAGGCTGTAACCCCGAGATCGCGGCGATGGTTGATGGAGGCCCCGGCCCTGGTGAGGCTGTGGCTTGGCGCGTGAAGGACTTCGCAGACGGCTGGACCCTTTACGCGAACAAGGACGCGGCCGATGTGGCGTCCCTAGCCTCTTCAGGCGCTTTGGTCGAAGCGCTTGGCGTGATCGCCGCCACTCCTACAAGGGAGGGGTGAATGAAGCTGAAGATAAAAGGATCGGAAGAGCTTAAAGCTCAGCCAATGGTCAAGACATTCAAGTACCGTCTGAAAGATCGCCACGCTAGGAAGGCGCTTGCCGCCCATGCGTATGCCTGCAATCAGGTCTGGAATTGGTGCGTGGCCCAGCATCACGACATGACGGCCCGCTACGCCGCCGGCGCTCCGCATCGGAAGTGGCTAAGTGCATTTGATCTAGCGAGACTATGCAAAGGCGTAGGCGCGGATCTTGGTATTCATCAACAGACCGTTCGTAGCCATCCGGCGTAGGCCGCAGGTGGTGGCGCTTCATCGGAACGATTGATGATCCTGCCTGTAGGCTTCGAGCAGGGCCTTTAGCGCTTCGAC